CTTTCTTCATCTTTTTTTCTTTTTTATATTGAGCGAGGTTTTCTGCACGTTTTCTATCTGCTGGTGTTAATTGACCCCACCACTTCTCTATATTTTCTGGTTGTTTGTCTACTTTTCCACCAGCCTTTTTCCACTTTGATATTGCCAATGCACGTTTAAGAGCTTCCTTGTCAGCTTCAACTAATTCCTCTTCTTCAACAAGACTATCTACCCATTGATTTAGTTCTATAAAAGTTTTCATTTATTTATCCCAGTTTTTGGCAGCGTTAAAGTTCTGCATTGAAAATTCGAGGCGATCAACTAATTTAACCGCTCCACCTGTAAGTTTATCTATAGCAACAAATCCTTCTGGGGCTGTTACTTTATATCCTGTAGAAGTTTTCATCAAAGTCTTTATTCCTCTAATCTTTTCTAACTTACGGATAATTAATAGTTTTGCTTCAATAAGTAAGTTCTGCATTGTAAATATCTTGACAATTTCAGAAGAATTTTTCCTAAGAAACCCCACATATCGATCTAGTATAAGTTTCTTACTCGCCTTAGTCTTAGCTTGTTTTACTTTATCAATATCAGCTTTTAGTTTGTCATATATAAATGCAATTAATCCAGCCGTATGTTTTTTCACATTTTTAATTTGTTGTCCTTCTCTTACCAACTTATTAGTATAAGTCTGAATCAACCTTGCTGTTTGTGGATCATTTGAAATCATCTCTAACACACTAGAATTTAACTGACGGAATAGAGTTCCTGCGCTACTTAATATTTTAGTAACCTCTCCAGTCTCTGTCGCTGTCATAGTGGCACTCCCAGTATGATCTTTAAAAGATGCATCTGCTTGCCATATCGTATTACTTTTTTTAAATGCTCCTGAACTAACTCCAAAAGAAGCAGACATACTTTCCATTGAAGAACCATTATACGTAGTATGCCACACGATTCCCATAGTAGAGGATAAGACTTTGCGTGCTAATTTAGATTTAGCAGGTATAGCATAAACAATTGTATTTGGTTGAAATGTAATATAATCTTCCCCACTAATCGTCTCTTTTTTTATCATTTCTTTTACGAACATAAAGTCACCTTGTAAAATACCTTTTATGTTCACTTTTGGTAATTCTCTGAGAGCCACCTTCAATTTATTATTGAGGCTTGATGCTCCTGATCCAGGGTGATTTTTATTGATATCAGCCTCGGTATAGTTTAATTTGCCACCTGACTTAGCAAATACTCCTTTTGTTCCTACGAAAAATTTATCATTTTCCGGATTAATGCCAGCGAACACTGCTGGTGCTCCATCCCATTTTACAGTTACATTGACAGAAGCATTAGAGTGTCCAGCTAACATATCTCTTAAACCTTGAAGGAAACTTATTGCTCCCCTTGTCCCTTTTACTCCACCATTTAACACCTCATCTTCAAGGTGTTCCATGTGAAGGTTCTTTGCTTCAGTTAAGTAAGATGAGAATGCGAACACTATTTACTTGCCTTTCCATATTTGTCCACAAACCTTTTAGCATCAATAGTAGTTGCTCCCTCAAAAACAAAAGAAAAATTTGAGCCCCCTTGATTAGTTCCCATACGATTTAAAGTATATGTTGGTACTCCTTCTGGGTCTACGTTATATAAAAAAGAACTTTCAAGTGCATAATAATTTCCTCCATCAGTACTATTGGCATGGAATCCACACACAGCACCAACTAAACCCGCGAAAGACGATTCTTTCCCTTCTTCAAATTCTTTTGCTCCTTGTAAATTTTCCCAAGGATCGCCCCCTCCACCAATTCCGTATACTTTCCATACTGGAAGAGTAGTCTTACCAAATAACATCTCTTTTTGCATTGCAATCATTTCTTTTTTTAATTTGTTCATATCTCCCAAATTAGCAGAAATAACCTCATTGAAAACATAAACACCTGTATAATTTGAAAACAGTTTATATATATCCCCCACATCCCTCATCGCCTTACCATGTAATCTCCCTGTTTTTTTGTAAGAAAATGTTGGTGAACTAGCAGCTGATGAAAAATCACTTAACCGTTTTTCGATTCCTTTTCTGACTATATTTAATTTTGGGACATCTAATTTTTTCAGTTCTGAATTTAATCCTTCACAAATAAATCCTTGTTCATCAAATTTAAAGGCTTCCTTTAGATTAATCTTCGGTCCTGACATTTTATCAAATTGTCTTTGAAGATCATTTAAATCACCCTTAACTTTTTTATCAAATGTCTTTGAAAACTTTTTAGTTAATCCCTTTACCCAACTTTTAAGTTTACCGACAAACCCTTTTATTTTTTTCCAAACACCAGAAAAAAAATCTCCGAATCCTTCATCTAGATATCCTTCATCTAATAAAGTTTTCAACATTACTTCATATTTGGGTAGATTATACTTTTTTTGTAACATTGCAGTAATCTTACCAAGTTGTGCAGCACCTTTTGCTTTCTTCAATGAAACTTGGAGAAACTTAATATTTGAATCTACTATAGAACAAGTTGATTTGTTATCATATTCAACTTTTCCCTTTTTCATTGCTGAAAGTAGTTTATCAGAAGGTACATTGGATATAATAACATCTGCTGCATTGGCCTTTGATCCTCTAACTTCAATAGTTGGATTATTTTCTTCTGCAGTATAATAACTTTTAATTTTACCATGAGTTATATGAGCCGTTCCAAGTGAAGATTTACCTACCTTTTCCCAGAATAGTTGCATTCCTGCGGCTAATCCCAAAAGTAAATTCATATCACCTAAACTAATATCATCAAGTTTGGATGTAATTTTTGCTACTCCACCACTATCCCAATCTTGACTACCCCCGAGGGCTGACTTTATTTCTGACTTAATTGAAGATGTCACACTACTAGATGGTGTACCACCCGCTTTACCTATTTTTGCTAATGCAGAATTTGCATCATAATAAAGTCCCAAACATTGAGCAGTTTCTATTGAATCAGCTTTCCATGAAATTCCTGTACCATCCTTATAACCATTAAAATAGTTTTTAATCGTAGCAGCTGATCCTTTTAAAACAAACGTTTTACCACCAACTTCTAGATATACTTCTTGATCCCCACCCGATCCTACTTGTACTTCTTTGGCAGTAGAACTAGGACCCACTTTTGTTAAAATGGTGGATGCATCTATTTTAACACCTAAAAATTCAGATACGGTATTAATTTTATCTATTTTAACGACTACTTTTTCACCTACACCATATTTTGAATCATATATGCTATATTCTAGTAGATCATCCAGAAAAGATTTATTTTCAGAAAAATTGATAAATGTCTTCATTCATTCCCTTATGTTGAAATATATTTTACTGATATATTTATACTATTGGTCAGCTCCATTATAAAGAAATACCAGTAATTGATGAGAGATAATTCTTCTCCATCACAGGGTTTGATTCAAGAGTTGCTAATACATGCTTGTAATCTAGAGTTACTTTATCTGTATTACCAGCAAAAGACCACGGTACTAGCCCAACACTTATACGCCCAGCTGCATCTGGCATTTGTTGAATTACCATCGGACTAGTAAGAATTAGTAATCCATCCTCTTCATCTGATATTCTTGTTACAATCTCTTCACCTGTTATTAGTTTCAATACTTTTACTTCATTTTTCATTTATAATCCTTTATATGTTCCTTTTATGTCGCATGTTAGCCAGACTTGCCCTTGCTCATCGGTGATACCGTGATACATTCTAGTTGGATATTCTCGGTGCGGAGGGCGATTCTTGTTCATGTAGTTTTTGTCAGGCTTATTACCTTGATGGTCTAAATGTTGTGTGCCGAATTTACTCTCTCCCACTCCATTTTCATAGTAGTTCCAACAGTTTACTTCAGATGTAAATTCCTTGTCTATTGTTCTATTGACGGGGTTCCAAACAGTGACTATAGCGATCCATATCACCTCAGTAGATAAATTAGTTCTTGTTTCGGTGGATGTTTCGACAGGTATTGCTGCTGTTGAATCTTCAGCTGTTGCGTCCTTTGCGCATCCGTTGAGAAT